TCCATAATCTGCTCATAGAACATCTCAATTACTTTACCTATATAATGAGTATCAGGTAATAGTCTATCTGCGTCATTCATACCACTACCACAACTAACCCTTCTTCCTTTTGAGTCTGTTAGAATTAGAGCACCTATCATACCCTCATATTTACCTTCACCTTGTTCAGTACCTATACATAATAAATCTACAGATAACCTACCCTTTAACTTAATAGCATGGTTGACTCTTTTACCTACTTCATAGAATGAGTCTGGGTCTATAACCATAGTACCCTCCCATCCTCTTCTAATAATCTCTGCATTATGTTCTTTAGCTTCTTTACCAGATATAGTAGTATACTGTATAATAGATAAATATTCTAATTCTACTAGTTTATCTGTAGCTGTTTTAAGCCTATCTTCTGCTCTAACATTAGTAACTAATCTCTCATTAATTAACTCTACAAAGTCAAACACTTTAATGTTAGTCTTTATTTCATCACTAGGGTTATTGCATAGTTCTTTACTATAGTTAGTTCTATAAGTAGTTAAGATAGCAGACTTTCTCCTATCCCCTAATTTACCCAAAGAATCATACATAAACTCTCCAACTATTAAAAAGTCTCCCTCTAGTAAATATAGCTCAAGAGCAACAATGGATATACTAAAAGGCTTCCAATCACTAGTATAGAAGTTAACTGACCGACCAATCTTAACTATAAAGATTTGGTTACCATCATACTTAATACTTTGTAGAAATGTATCAATATCAAATGTTGCTAATATTTTTGCAGGTAAGTTCTTATAATCCTTACCTTTCTGTGGTTTAATTTTATCTAGCATTGTGTAAAGCTTCATAAGCTGCATGACAATAATTAATTTGATGTTTACAGTCATCTAAACCATTATGTTTAATACCAGTAAATTTAAAATCTCTAGTATTAATAATACCAAGAGTTACAAGTGTTCTAACATCACTATCACACCAATAAGGTAAAACAAATTTATAGTCATGTCTAGTATATAAATTTCTAATCCAAATATTATCAGCTGTTATACCATTACCCCAAAGTTTAATATCATTATTAGTGCATTCTATATCATTTAACCAAGTATTAAATTTATTAAGTACTACAGTAACACTTTTAGGTTTTAATCTAATTAAAGATTTCTTAGCTTCTTTATCTTGATTAGACCACCACATTAGTGTATCTTTATCTATCTCACCACCATTGAGAGCTTATTCAAGAATGTCAATACCTTCTTCAAAAGTCTTACCTAACTCACCAGTTTCTAAATCAAACTCTACAGCTGATATAGATACTACTACAGCATTATTATTTAAACTTAAAGTTTCTAAATCTACCATTACATGTTTCATTAGTTGTGCTCCTCTGCATCTTTTAGAGATTCTTCAAATTCCATAAGAAGTTGTTTATAATTATCATCAGTAGATTTAATAAAATTACCATGTTCATTAAGAAAACCTTGACGGTCTTTTATATCATCATAAGCTATGTTCCAACATTCTACCAAATTAACTTCATAATAAAAAGCTATTTGTTGTAAAGATTGTAGATACATAAAAATATCTTTCTTAATGTCTTTACTTTTACCTATATTATCACATAGATTACCTAAATTAACAAAATAACCTAAGACTACTTCCCTTTCATTTGGTTCATTGTCATACATCATTAATTCATTCAAACCACATTCAGCTAAAGAAGTACCTTTGAGATTTGCTAAGTTAGTTAAAACAACTAGATTATCTCCAATATCATCTTTGACATCTCCACCTATATTTATATTATTAACTAATTCTCCAGCTTCACTAGTAAGTTTTAAACCTTGTGTTGCAGCTTTACCATTAGTTAAGATACCTCTATCGTGTGACCATTTTAGAGTTATACTTTCTAATTTGTTTAATGTATCATATTTCACTTACTATCCTTTTTAATTTCAAATTTTAAACTCTCTTCACTAAATGGGTGGAATACTATTCCCTCATTTTTGTATACATACATAGCTACTGTTATACTAGGGTTATATTCACCTTTTTTATAAGATGATACCATACTAACAGATACACCTAAACGTTCAGCGATTTCAAATCCCTGCTTATTATCATCTACTAGAGTATTAACATACTCTTCTATAAACTGCATATTATTCCTTTCTTTTAATTAATTATATCATATTGCTTATTAAAATCAGATTAAATCTAATTGATAACCATTATCACTTTATCCTGTAAGGACTTTTAAATCCCATACGATGAATCATAAGAGGGATATTTTATTGTGTCCCGTATGAGACGATATCAATCCATATCTAATCATAAACTATAAATTAGTCCTCTAAATGATTCAAAAATGCAATATTTGTCATTGCGTGAGCTAAATGTGATAAACCGCTTTCATCATCAATTTTTTCGCCACCTCTCCAAGCCTCTAGATGACGATATAAAGCATCAACGTACCTACTAGTATCTTCAACATTCTGCCAGTTGTTTGGTTTATATTTCTTAGCCCCATACGTTAATACTTCTGCCAAAGCTAGAGTGGCACTTGGTGGTATAAGACCATATCTTAATTTACCAACATCAAACTTCATAAAATTCTCAACTATAACAGTATGTATAATACCAGCATCTTCAATAGCTTTAGTACAATTCTCGCATGGTTGATGAGTTACATAAATAATAGAAGCTCTATTAATAGGCTCTAATTTATTTAATTCATTAATAGCTGCAACTTCTGCATGAACTACTGTATCTTTAGTTTTACCCTCAGAACATTCACAATCTTTACCATCAATACTATAATTAAAACCTTGCCCAATTATTAGACCATTCAAATCTGTTATAACAGCTCCAACTTTACGTTTTATACAAGGAGATTGTTTAGCCATTTCCATAGCTAGCTTTTCTGCTTTACTATTTGCTAAGTTCATATTTTACTCCATATTTCAATTTTTCTATCTTTAACTATTTGTTTAAAACCATCTAATCTAAACTTTTTACCACATATAAATTCTTCAGAAGACCTGCTAACTATTAATAATTGACATTGCGCCAATTCTCTAATAGTAATAGGTATTGTAGGATTCTCACCAACAGTAATAAACTTCTGTATACTAAGTGGAAGCATTTCATAAGCTTTATCACTAACTATTTGGTTCTTACACATTTCACTAAGTAATAACTTATCGTGTTTAGGTCTTTGTGGTAGATTACCACTAGTACCAGTAGTATAATAATTATTCTTGGTTAATAATATAGTTCCTACCATATTAAGCCTTCAGTAAGAATTTAACAGGTGGGTTTGGGATGTAGTTTATAATCTCTAAACTATCAAGTTTAAACTCTTTAATAGAATCTGTTAGTGTATAACAAGTACCAATAGAACTAAAAGGTCTATTAAGTAAATTAGTAAACTCTTCTATATGCTCTACATATAAATGAGTATCACCAAAGTTAAAAGTTATTTCACCTGGTTTTAAGTTACATTCATTAGCTAATGTAATTGTATAAAGCGCAGCTAATATAAAATCACTAGGAGCACCAATAGCAAAATCAACACTACGTTGAGTCCATATCATATCTAGATTACCTTCACGAACAGAAAACTGATATTGTGTATGACAAGGTTCTAAACTTAGTTTACCAATACTCTCAGGATTCCATAAATCTATAATAATACGACGACTTTGTGGCTCATTTTTAATAAGGTCTATAACATATTGTAACTGGTGTCTAGGTGGATAATCTAGTTTTAAAGTACCATCTTCTTCAGCCCAAAGTTTCCAGAAACCACAACCATTAGCTTCAAATTCTGCTAATGTTTTAGCATCTTCTAAGAAACTTTTAAATTCACCAACCACACCTTTATAAAATATCTTTCTCATATTTAGTAATGGAAAACCATTTGCTAAATCATATTTCATAGTTGTACCAAAGATAGATAATGTTTTACCGTTTCTACCCTCTTGCCAAATACCTGTATCTAGGATTTTTCTACCTAATAGGTAATATTCTCTATCTATACTAATACTCATACTAAATCCCTTGGGTCAAATAATTTAATTCCAACACCATCAAATTGGTGCATATGTACCAAACGCATTGTAACTAAAGCATCAACTTGTGTTTTACCTTTACTTTCATAAGCACCTACTAAAGCTTCCCAGCATTCATAAGATGTTTGACAACCAGCAAATGTCTTAGCTGCAGCAACTTTACCCATACCAAAAATACCATCAATATTATCTACAGTATCACCAATAATAGCTTGAGTAAATGGCCACTTCATAGCAACCTCATCAGTATTGTCTGGCATCCATTTCATATTAATTTCTTTTAAATGAGTACCATGTTTGTTAATTGAAGCAGCACGTTCATAGTAATTAAAATGGATTCCAGGGAGTGCATATAATACATCTTTATCCATTGCAACTAGAACATATTTCTCTGGTTCTAACCTAGCTTTATAAACTACAACATCATCCGCCTCCCATTCAATACTCATCGTACTAGTGTGATTTTCCATTAACTTCTCTTTAACTTCTTGAAGACCTGTTGGAGTTCTACTAGTTCTATTACCTTTATAAGCACTAAAAACATCATATCTAAAATTCTCACGACCTCCAGTAAAATGTAGTTCACATTCTCTACAACCAGTCTTTTCATAAATACGCTCTAATTTCTCCAAAGCTTTTCCATAAGCTATATCTATGTTAATGGTCCAAATACAAAGAAGTTCTCCATCAAAATTTGGGTCTGTTATTATAGCTTTCCACTCTTCTTTAGTATACATTTCTCTAGGAAGTAAATCCTCTTGTTGTTGTGTACTAAGACAAGATGTATAAGCTATTGTATCTGCATCAATTAATGCAATCTTATCGATTATTGCTGGCATTATATTACCATCAATATCCAAGTCTATATCT